TTTTAACGCTCTTAAATAAAGCTACAAGCTCATCGTTAATTTTATATTCAAGTATCTGCTTATCATTATACAGGTTTTCCACAGATACAAAGTTCTCTCCAAACTCTCCAAATAAAACATTGTTCACTTTGGATAGCTGGATTGCCCTGGCTAGCTGCTCTTCTCCAGTTACATAAAACGGGTAGTTGCCATACTCACGGCTATTATATATGTCAGACAGGGCTATGATTGTTTCGTATATAAGGTTATTTTTTGGCTTAGCAAATATAAGTGCAGTCTGAATCACAAAGTCTTCATTAAACAGTTGTTGAACTGGGTTATCTCTGAATACTAAAAGGTCAACATCCCCTGGCTCTATTTTCTTTATAAAGGTAATGCCAAAGTCTGAATAAAAGCCCCCATGCTCAAACAGAATACAGTATCTTGCCAATTCAGCTTTCCATGGGTACATCTTCATGCTATCAAAAGCAGCGATTACTTTGCTGGGGAATTTAGTAATCATTAAATCCCTTACAGATTCTGTGTTCCATATAGTTATGTCTACCCCCTGCACGTCACTAAACGACTTGGTTGCAGATGAATATGACTCAGTATACGAAGACTGGTGGTCTCCTATATATACTAGATGTCCGTTACTCACTATTTGATCTTTCTCTCAGGAATGTACGCTCTTTGTGGCAGTTAGCACAAACGACATCGCACTTCTTGACTTCTTTCCATGCAGCATCTTTTCCATGCTTCTTCAATACCCTGTAGACAAGGTCTAGCTTCTTAACGCCTGGGCGGTGATCGAACTCAAGAATATAGTGGGGGTATCGAACTTTACAGTCTTTACACCCCATCTTCTCTTTGTAAGCCTGGAACTCAGAATATTGATTCATTATGTATATTATATCAAATTTAACGGTATAATGTTTATATGGATGATTTTGACCACCAATATAAAATGCTGATGGATAGGCTTGATGGCATAACCTCAGAGATCTATACAGTTGGAGCCATGGAGGAACGTGCCACCATGACACAGTTCTTGCAGAGCCTAATCCTTGAGAAGGACTTGGAGCATGACTACATAGCTGTTGAGGTCCTAGGCTGGGCTCTAGAAAGACTATCTGTAGCTAACTAAAGAACGGCAACAAGATAGTCGTTGTTGATGATATAGTTAATGATATCGTCTGCAGTGTACTGTGAGACAAGGTCTTTTCCGTACTGTTTTACTGCATCGATACAAAGCTCTTTAAAAGGAACATAGACACCAGTCTTTGCTGGCATAGTACCTCTTGGTGGGAACTCGTAAACCCTATGCTTATCAATTCGATGAAGCTCTGTGTGATAAAAGGTATTTACGTTGCAGGTATTAAGAAGCATGACCGTTGTATCTTTTTGCATGTAAGCTGCATTTAGCATTCCAGCACCATGAAAGCCAGCCATAACTTTGGCTGAAGACGATACGATTATTTGTTCTAGCAGAGACATGTCTGAAAAATCTATAACCGAGTATCCGTGGTCAGCAAAGAACTTCTCCAGCTTTTCCTCTTCTTCTGGGTCAAAGTACCTATAGAGACTTCTCTCTAAGTATTGGTCTTCTCCAAGCATTGTCTTTTGTACGGTACTATCTTTTTGATCTTGATTAAGCAAATCATAAAATGATTTTATCTTGCTATGTTCAGCTTTTCTAGATACATAAATTTTTAGGTGTGGCTCTCCAGTGTAGATATAGTCTTTAAAAAAATCTTTTAAGTTTTTAAAAGCAAGACTATGCCATTCATAAAATCTAGGATTCATGTGCCCACCCGTAGTTCCAATCTTATCGTTTGGAAATAGCTTATCGTTTATTGCAAAATTCATTTCATTAGAACAAAAGTATAGATCTCTAAAGGTTATTGTCTTGTATTCTGTTTCGATTATGTTTGCTTCGATAGGGAGCATGTCCAAAAGCTCAGAATAAAATGGCTGCATCTCATCTATTATGTCCATGGAATTTGGTGCTGGACTAAATATGTACAGCTTTATGTCTGGGATGGTTTCTTTGCAGATAAGCCAATCATTGAGCATGTCAACAAAAACGTGATAAAATCCAAGGCCCCTGCTGCTCCAAATAAAAGCTGGGCCATCAATAACTAAATCATCTGTACCAATACTATCTATCTTTGCATTTACAGAGTGATGAACCTTTATCCTGTTACAGCCCTTTACTGGTATTATATCTTTTATAGTTGCTGTCAAAGCAATCCCCTAACGTACACAATAATTATACTACATCCTGAGTTATTTGACATTTACAAGCTTTTCCGATACAATCTTTTTATGACAATTATGATTAAAGAAACACCCGAACCAATTAAGGTATTAGATGAAGGATATGTCAGACTGGTTGATACTCTTGGAGATGACCTTAGCGTTGTTAACGCTGCTCGTGTTAGTTATGATAAGGAAAGTAACGAATTCTCTGAACGAGATTCAAAGCTCATTAAATTCCTTATTAGAGAAGGACACACAAGCCCGTTCAGGCATGCAGCACTCACCATGGAGATTTACGCACCACTCTTCGTCGCAAGACAATGGTGGAAGTACGCAGTAGGCTCAACACATGTAGACGATCAGAATGGATGGAACGAATCATCTCGTCGATACATCACTGAGGATGAACAGTTTTATGTTCCAATGTCTGATGAGTGGCGTTCTAAGCCAGAGAATAGCAAGCAGGGCAGCGGAGAACCAATCTTTGAGGGCACAGGAGCAGTGTACACTAATAGGCTAATTAAGCTTATCTCAGAAGGTACTGAGCTTTACCACCAAGCAATGGATGATAACGTTGCCCCAGAGCTTGCACGTCTATTCCTGCCTGCATATGGAATGTACGTACGCTGGCGATGGACTGTTTCTCTGCAGGGTGTCATGACATTCCTGGATCAACGCCTGGAGCATGATGCACAGTGGGAAATTCAGGAATATGCAAAAGCAGTTAATAGCTTGACAAATGAAGCGTTTCCACATATAATGGAACTATACCAAACAGTTAAGGAAGATAATGATTAAACCACTAGAAGATAAAGTAGTAGTAAAGCCAATCGAAGAAGCAGAAAAGACAAGTGCAAGCGGTCTTATTATCACATCGTCTGGCAATGAGAAGCCAACTGAGGCAATTGTTGTTGCAGTAGGTCCAGGATTCACTGCTGCAAATGGAGATAAGGTTACTATTGACCTCAAGCCAGGAGAAAAGGTTGTGTATTCAAAGTACTCTGGGACAGAGATTGAGCATAACCACGAGAAGCTAATCATCCTGCCATACCGTGACATTTTTGCTGTGATTGAGGATAACTAATGCTAATGGATAAACACGACCACGATGGTGGAGAGCTATTCTCTACAATTTTGGATGTAACTTTCGGACTTGAGCACATTATTTCAGAGTTTTTTTGGAATGCTGTGTTTTTGCTTGTTGGCTACGGAGTGTCTAAGGCAGTAGCATTGCGTAAGATTCACAAGTATATCGATGACCAGCATGGTGTTACCCATGACAAGTACTGAGCTAAGATGCAATTGGCCCCATGGCTACTTGCATATTACACAGCAATTGATGGATGATCAAAAAAAGCATCAGAGATTAAATGCATATAACGAAATCATTAAAGATTTAGAGTCTGAATTGTATGCAAACAAAGATGAAGATCCATATTATGGATACTATCTTAAGGCAGTAATCGAACGAATACAGTCCAAGATATAAAGTCTTGGGGCAGTAGTTCAGTCGGTTAGAGCACCACTCTTATAAGGTGGTTGTCGTGGGTTCAAGTCCCACCTGCCCTACCAACTCTCCATAGCTCAGCTGGATAGAGCAACGGACTTCTAATCCGTAGGTCGAAGGTTCGAATCCTTCTGGGGAGGCCAATCATGATATAATTAAGAATATGATAGATATAACAAACGACTTTATTGACAAAGATACAGCTAAAGAGTTGTGCGACTTTATCGAAAACAATCTTAATATATTTATATATCGTGATGATAGAAAAAGATATATGTTGCGTTTTGGATATGATGAAGAACTTCCTGAGCAGGCAATCTTTGACATGGATATTGTCAGTCCAATCAAGGATACTCTTATTTCTATCTTTAATAAAGTAGCTAATCATATTGGAGAGGGTGTTGAACTCACCTCTTGGTTCTTGTCTAAACAGGTTCCAGGAGCAAAGCTAACGCCACACAAGGATGGCTGCGAAGGACTAAATGATCATCTAAAATATACTGCTATGCTTTATTTAAATGATCTAGATGGTAATGGCTCAATCGGATTTACTGAATCAGGCATTGAGGTTACTCCAAAATTGGGGGACCTGATTGTATTTGAATCACTAAAGGATGAGCATTTTGTTTCGGATATAGAACAAGATAGGTACTCATTACCAATGTGGTTTACACTTAATAAGCAGTATGCTTTTAAGTTTTAAGGAGAATAATCATGGAAGAATTAGAAAAAATTCCTTGCCCAGTCTGTGGTAATGCAGAGATGGCACCAATTTTATACGGATATCCAACACCAAAGTGGATTGATCTTGCTAAACTAGAAAAGATTGCTCTTGGCGGTACAAATGATGTTGGTCACACGCACTATTGCTATAAGTGCAATGAAGTATATCCTCCCTATGATGTGAGTTACGACACAGAATAATGAACTAAAGTTGACTTTCAGCTTAATAGCTGGTAAAATATATATACAAGGACACCCTTTAAAAAGGTGTCTTTGTCTTTCTTAAGGAGGAAGCGAATGATACAACCAGAAAATAATGGTAAGATTGGCGTTGCCTTTAGTACCATTGTCGTTATGTTGGCATTTATCACTTCAAGTGCAAACGCTAACGCTGCGACGGTAACAGCTGCTTCAAATGCTGATGTTAAGTATTTGAATGTTGCCGTTGCAACAAAGCCAAGCCCCTTAGAACAGGCTGCTGTGACAGCAAAAACCGTTTCTAAGACAAAGTATGACGCTAATGACATGCTTACGGCTCAAGAACTCAAAGATGTTTTATACAGCGTTGGGTTCCGTGGCAAAGATCTAAAGGAAGCATGGGCAATTGCGATGAAGGAGTCCAACGGGAGACCTATGGCTCATAATCGTAACGCAAGCACAGGAGACGATTCATATGGTTTGTTTCAAATCAATATGATTGGCTCGCTTGGGCCTTCACGATTGGACAAGTTTAACTTGAAATCATATACAGATCTGTATGATCCAGTTGTGAGTGCTGAGATTGCCTACTTCATGTCGGATGGAGGCCAAAACTGGTCTGCATGGCACGGAGTTACTTCTTTGGTAAAGGAATGGATGAGTAAGTTCCCAAGCTAATAACTTAATAACTGATGTTGTGGCGGTATCTTAATCGGTATCGCCACAATGTCTTATTAATGGTAGAATAGATATATATGAAAACAGTATTAACAACATCATTTGATTCAAACTATGTGGAGCAATCTTTAGTTGCACT